ACTCTACGCTCAGGAGCACGTTGTACACGATAGATAATGATAGCATCTTCCAGCAATTCTTTTTGTTTATAAACTTTGAAAATACTTTCTAAAAGACTGTTTCCAAAAGGATAATTGTTGTCTAGGCCTTCGCTCATTGATAGATGAATCACATGTTCTGCATTGATTGCCCACTGGTTTTGATTCATTTGAAAACGTGATCCTACATTGGTAGGATAGCTACCCGTCATGGCTTTTGATCCGCCGCTTTGTCCAGAATAAGCACTTGGAATAGGTGCATTTGTGCTGTTAGGACTGATCTGCGTAGCTGATAGATTGGCAAAGTTGATGTTTAAATCACGAATAACATACTGTTCAGGTTTCTTACCTTCGCTCTCGTTGACAATAATTTTATCAACTTTGTTAGCATCCACATAGAACCAAGCATTGGTTTCTGGATCTCTAATAAAGAACGCATCTCCGTATTTGAACGCATTGCGAACAATCTTAAAGATACGTTTTTGAAATTTGTTTAGCTTTGACCACTGTTGAAGATATCTTTTGATAATTTTTACTTCAGTAGGTGTAGCACTGTCTTTGAAGAAAATTTGAAAAGGAGTAGAGTTTTCTTCATTCAGCTGGCAACAAAACTCAGCTAGGATATCTAACGCAGCATTGACTTCACTGTCTGTGTCCATAGTGTCGTACTGATTATAACGATCAACACGATTTGGAAATCCAGAATAAACATCTGGTAGATAGCTGCTGTAGTTTAGTTTACTGCCTGTGGGTCTATAGTCAGATCCGCCCAATGGGCTTAGTGAGCCAGATGTATTAACAGGTGTGAAGTATTTGCGCCAACTCATATTTTATGCGAACAGGTTGCTGTTCAATCCTTTAATTGCATCAAGATTACTGCGACTAACATCTACATTAGTTTTAGAATGTGTAATCAATGTTGCTATGTTCTTATTTAACAGTTGTAGCTCTGTTAACAGATCTTTTGATCCTCCAATATTCAAATCTGCTGCCTGCTTGACCGCAGTATTTGATATGTCCTTCATCATATCTGAACCAGCTGTTTTGATTTTGTTTAGGTAATTTTCTGCCTGAGGTTGCACTGTCTTCTGTAATTCTGTTATCATGCTTTGAATATTGTCAGGCAACATACTTTTGATATCTGGCAATTTCATATCTAGCTTAACTGGAATTCTTCTACCATCTGGTAATGGAACTGCTGCTTCCCATCCACTTTCTCCAAAAATAGAAGGTTTATTTGTTACGCCGCCACTGGCATACATATCAGCTTCAGTGCCTAAATCTGAAGTTTTTGATCCTTTAGTCATACGATCATAAACGCTCATTTGGCTTCGTTCTTTTTGGTCAGCCGCTGCTTGAACAGTATCAGTTCTTCCTGCAAATGGATTCAATGCTCTTAATATTGCTGATACAATTTTTTCCATTAAAAAGTTAAGACCTTTTTCTAATTTTACATAAATTCGTTCACGACCTTCTTCAGAAAATAAATCTTTTACAAAATCAACAACTGCTGTTAATGCTTTTTTGATTTGAGGCATATTATCTATTGCAAATTGTATCATCTCTTTTGCAAGAGTCTGCACAACAGGTCCTATCTCTTTAAATACAGGCAATAATGCTCCCATAAGCTCTGCACCTAATTGCTTTAATGCTCTTTCAGTATCAGCTGCTTGTGCTGCGGATGACTTTCCTTGCTCAATTTGTTTTTTTCTTTCATCATTTAGGGCAGCTTGTATTGCTGTTTCTTCAGTCATACCTTTTTGCATATAAGCAGTTGTTGCAGCTTGAACCCCTTGTAGAGTAGAAGAAAATTTATCTCCAGTCATTCCTCCAGCAGCTAAAACTGTTTGGAATTGTTTCAAGTCTTTGATATTTCCAGACACTGCTTGACTAAAAACTTTATCTAATTGATTTTGACTCTGTTGTAAAGTTTTACCATTTTTAACAATTGCAGCAAAATCATCTACACTTTTACCGCCTGCTTGCATGGTTGCAACATACATTTGTGCTTCTTCAGTCAGTGGTGGTAAGCCCATTAGTTTGGCTTTCAAAGCATCAGCAGCACCTTTGCCTCCACTTTGCATAGCTAATTGTAAAGTAGCGTTTGCTTTTTCTCGTTCGTCGGCATCGAGCCCGTTTAGATATGATTGAAAGTTCAAATCATTGGCCTGCTCTTCTTGTTGTTTTTGTAGAGTTTCACGGCTTTTTCCAGTTATTCTTGCTAGAACATCTAATTCTTTACCGTAATTAATCACTGACTGCTGTACCTGACTGGTATTTTTTAACTGTGATGCTGTTAGTCCGCCATTGATTTTAATATAACTAGCAGTAAGTTCATTGATATCTCTAAACCCGTAACCTAAACTTAATAATTGATTACTTAAATTTCCTGTAGTAAGTCCTTTATTAATTTTTCCAAATGCAGCAGCGCCGTCGTCTGCATTTTTTCCTAGTAGAGCTATAGTCTCAGAATTGGCAGCAATAACTTCTCCGTACTCTTGCATGGTTAAGCCTGCTTGTAGAGCTTGTAATCTAACTCTATCTAAGTCTCCCCCTAAGTTAACTCCAACTTTAGACAGTTGTCTAAAAGCAGCTAAATTTTGTTCAGTCATTGCTGCCAACTTTTCAAACAGGCCTGCAACTGCCCCTAGTCCAAAAGGTAGATCTTTAAATGCTCCAAACAGTCCACTGACTGATGCAGTGCCGTCAAGTAGTTTCCCTGCAAAGTCTGTTAGATTTCCTACGGTCTTAAACGCACTGGCCGCAAGATCACCCAGTATCCCGCCCAATACCCCAAATGCGACTCCCATTGGTCCTGCTGCCTTTGCTACACCAGTTGATGCTGCTGCCTGTTGTTGCTGTGCAAGGAGCAACTGTTGAGCTGCTTGTCGTTGCTGGGGAGTTTGTACATTGCCGGATGCGTTGTTTCCGCGAGCACTGCCAAGTACCGTGCTTAATCTTTGAATAGACTGCAATAACTGTCGTAATGTAGCCTCCGTGGCTGCATTATCTAATTGTACATCTGCATCACCTATTCGTCCAGTTACGTCTGCCATTGTTATTTTCCATGATTCTGTGCGTATATAAATACTACGCAGAGTTTTACAAAGTTATTTATCGGAGAATTAAAACATGGTTCCACAGCAACAAACAGTATCAAATCCATTAATGGGCATGATGCGTCAGCCAAAAATTTATATTCGTTTGCCCAGCGGCGGAGATTTTTGGAAAGAAGGTTCTTTAGAACCGTCAGACACTGGAGAATATCCTGTGTATTCAATGACTGCTAAAGATGAACTAGCACTTAAAATCCCTGATGCCTTAATGAACGGACAGGCTGTTGTCGATGTAATTCAAAATTGTATGCCTAATATCAAGAACGCATGGGATTGCCCAAACGTAGACATGGATGTTATTCTAATAGCCTTGCGTGTTGCTACCTATGGTGAGATGATGACTGTGCCAGTAAACATAGGAGAATTTAGTTCTGAATATCAACTTGATCTTAGACAGCTGATGGATCAACTATTGAATCAAATATCTTGGGATCCTATTGTTCCTGTCAACGATGATTTGACTATATTTGTCAAGCCAATTAATTATAAAACCATGACCAAGAGTGCATTGCAGACTTTTGAAACTCAAAAAATTATTCAATTGGCCAGCGATGAAAGTGTTTCAGAAGAAGATAAACTGCGAATCTTTAAAGAAAGTTTTGAAAAACTCAACGAAGTGACTATTGGAATTATCAACGACAGTGTTTATAATGTTGAAAGCAGTCAAGGATCTACTACCAATATCAAACATATCAGTGAGTTTATGACCAATGCTGACAAATCAATTTTTGATAAAGTTAAATCGCATATTGAAACTTTGAGAGATCAAAATCAAATCAAGCCTTTGAAAGTTACCACAACTGAAGAAATGCGGGCTGCTGGTGTTGAACTCGACGAGATCGAAATTCCTATACAGTTTGATCCAGCAAATTTTTTCGGGTAAGGCTTTTGTCTCTCAATCTTGAAGAAATTCAAGACCTAAGCTCTAAAATGGAAAAGGAGACAAAAGCCTTGAAGAACCAACTTTATAAATTTTGTTGGTACATGCGTGGTAGTTTGTCTTTCTCAGAATCTTTTGATCTATCTGTTGAAGATCTTGAAATAATCGGCAACATTGTCAAAGAAAATATTGAGACAACAACCAAAACTAGAATGCCGTTCTTTTAAATCATTGAACGGAAGAATCTACTGTAGACCTTGCCTTCACGTACTGGCACCATCTGTGTAGATCCGTCAGGTTTAGTAATAAGTTTATTACGCTGTGCTCCTACTTCAGAATCTTTAAACTTATTACTCGTTCTAGATGACAGTGTATTGCCTGATTGCAATCTAGCTTTGAGTGCAGCCTGTTGTGCTTTGGGATCAGGTTGCGGAGCACCAGGACGAATATTTCCAGCGTCTCCTAATCCAGACGGTGCAGGAGCTGTTGTAGGTTGAGCAACCGGTTGTCCTGGAGGACCCATTTGATCTTGTGCGGTCTGTGTGGCTGTAGCCTGCTTGGCCTGTCTAATTTGTTCTGGCGTCTGTGGCGTAGTAGGTGTTGATTGAGTTGGCGCTGGATTAGCTGCCATATCTTGCTGTGCTGTTGCAGCCGCGTCTGCTTGTTTGGCTTTTCTAATTTCTTCTGGACTTTGTGGCGCAGCATCTGCAGAAGTTGTTGTTGTTTGATTAGCAGGCGCTGTGGTAGATTGTGTTGTTGTACTTTGAGGTTGATTGGTTCTTACAAATGGTCGAACATTAGAGTTAGACGGAGTTTGTGCTGGCTCTTCAGTATCCTGCTCTTGATTATCGGCAGCAGGTGCTGATAATTGTTGCTGTAATTGACTTATTGCAGCCTGATGTTGACGAATTTGATCTCTAATAGCTACTGGATTATTAACGGGTGCATTGCTTTGAGCAGCACCTTGAACAGCGCCCGTAGGCGCTGTTCCGGTGGCAGGTTGTGTTGTATCACTACCGCCGACTGCGGCTTTACCTGCTTGATAACCCTTCTTTACTGCACTAGGAATACCTGCAATACCACCTGCAACAGCTCCTATGCCTTTGGCCACTCCGCCAACCGCTTTGCCAATGCCTTGCCCAACATTTAGCTCATCTAATTGTTGTTGCTCAATGATTATTTCTTGTATTTTCATTTAGATCAATTCCTGATAACAGTGATGTATTTATAAATGAGCTACGCTCATTTGTTTCTTCGTTGACACTCGAAACATTTTAATCATCGTAGATGATGTAATATTATCCAGATCGTTCAGTCACACTTTGCCCAGGGCGGGCAAAAAATGAACATTATCCGAGTCGAACATGTGTCACCTAGCGTTACTGCATTACAGTGGCGGTCATCCTGTACCACGAGCAGCGTCTTTATATGACGGCAACAAACAAATATACGCTAACATACTTGCATGCCTGGGGCTTTTTCCCCTCCTTTTGCCTATTTTTACTCTATTCAAACAACCAAACAGCAGGCTTTTTGCTATCGTGGTCCTGTTAAGGATACTGGTTGAGTACTCTTTGCGGCGAGAGATTTCCATCCCTGTGATCCTAGATCCAGGTATCCGGGCACCCGAAGTTAGCAGGTGCGAGCTTGTTCCGCTTGTGAGCCTAAATTTTGTTTATGATGTGGGAGCCATGTACACGGACTGAGATCTGTCCGTTATAATATTCGTTTGATTCTAATACTTTGCGGTCGAATTGTTCACGGGCCTCAATGTATGATGTTTCTGCTTTGCTTTTACAGTAGTGTAATATTTCTCTTGTGAAATTTTCTTTGCCATGTAGCTCAACGTCTTTGTTGAGTTCTAAGTTTGAGCCATAATATTCTTGCCAGTCGCTGTCTATTTTGCTTCTGATTTTCTTTTTCTTCTTTGTGCCGTTCTTTAACTTTACAGTCTTGTAGGTCGTTTTACTAAATTTTGCTAGTTTTTTGCCAATATAAAGTCTGCCCGAGGTATTACATGAGATAAGATAAACAAATCCCACACAATCTTCGGGCAATTCTGTAACTATAGAACCTTTATGGTACCAAGTCATTGATTACTTTGCTGCCTTGGTTTCCTTGCGGGCATTCTTCTCAGCAGTAATTTCATTGCGGCGAGCTTTGACAGCCTTGCCTACATCGGCCAACGCTTTGCGAGCACGGGTGCCTGCGGCTGAATTGCCGCTTTCAAATTTTTTATTTTCTGCCATATAATCTTCATACGCGGCGATCAAATCTGCTTGGGTGTTCATTCTTAATCCTTTTTAATTTTTTTCGTTGAGCTTCTCGCTCTTTTTCACTACGCATCTGCTCTTTATACTCTACTCTTTTGTTTTCTAACTCAACGTTGTATTGTCTTTGAACAACTAGTACTTCGTTTCGCAAAGCTATAGTAGTGGCTTTGATTTTTTGTAGAGCTTTTTTAACTTCTAGAGCAGAAGTATTGCTGGTTCTTTCTTTTAGGTGTATGTGTCCGTTGTGAAGTTCGGCAAAAGCTGCCAACATTTCTTCGTAAATCTTGTTATAGTTGTTTAGCATTATGCTTCGACGTAGTCTGCATTATTTGAATAACTGGTAAAACCGTTTTCTTTTATAACTTTTAATACATTATTCACACGACTGATCAATTCATCTTTATGTGATATCAAGTATATATTCTTATTGCGTTCTCGTGCCATCTTTTTTAGGATAGCAAGTCCGGCTTCGACACCGGCAGAGTCCATACCTGCATCAATAAGTTCGTCAATAAACAATAAATTGATACTTTGATATAGATTTTCCCATACATCTCGGAATGCCCAGCTTAGACTCAGTATTAATCTGTTGCGTTCTCCGCGGCTTAAGTTGTCAAAATCCAAGTCTTGTCCAAGTTGTGTAATCTCAACATTCAAATCATTTAAGAAAATTACCTGATGAGGTAGGCCCATCTTGTTAATATAGTAACTTAGACGTTTGTTTAGATAGCTAAGGTTTTGATCTATAATCTTTTTACGAATAAAACTGTCTTTAGATGTTAATAGTTTTAACAAAAACTCTTGATGATCCTTGCGTTTAGTTAATTCATTAACTGTAGTCCAGTCAATCGCCTGTATAGCAGTGTTGTTTAATTCAACAATCTGTTCTTCATATGGATTAACTTCAGTAAACTTCTGTTCTAGACTATTTTCTAAACTGGCTAGATTATTCTTATGTCCTAATGCTTCCGCTTCTGTTTCGTAGAACGTCATAGGAGGTCTAGGTGCTTGATTGCCTGTGCCTAGTTCTTCTACAATTTTATTGTAGTCACTGTTGACTTTATCAAAATAAGTCTGTGCTTCTGTTAGATGCGTAGCAGCCGTAGCAGTCATTTCTTCATGTTTATGATCATGTAGTTCCTGTTCGCAGGCATGACAGGTCTTATTTGCTAGGCTTTTTAAGTCTTTGATATACTTCTTAACAGTTTTTTCAGCTTGATTTACTGCTGTTTCTAAGGTAGCTCGTTGTTTGTTTAAGTCAGTAACCTTCTTATTGTTCTCAGTCCATGCTTTTAAAGCAATGTGAGCCTGTAGTTCTGCGTCAATGTCAACGCTTTCTAGCTGTAAAATTGCTTTACCTAACTTTTCTAAGTCATCGTTTTTCTTGTTTTCCCATGCAGAACTCTTGATTCCGAGACTATCAATACTGCGTTGTACGTTTTCGTTAGCAGTCTTTATGCCGTCAATTTTATATGTTTCTGATTGTATTGAATCTTTAGTAGATTTAATTTCAGTTTTTAATTTTTCAGCTTTTTCACTTAACAGCGTAATACCCAGTAACTGTTCGATTACTTCACGCTGATCAGCAGCTTTCATTGAAAGGAACGGCTCGGTATAAGTGTTTAAAGCCACTAGATGCTTGAACATAGTATGACTCATGCCCAGTAATTCTTCAATGGTTTTCTGTGTTTCCCTACTATCGCCTTGACTTTCGTCTTCATCTTTGGCTTTTTGTTCTTGATTATTAACAAACAATCTTAACAAGTTGGGCTTTCTACCACGTTCAATTCTAAATGCTTGCCCGTTAACTTCAAATTCTACAGTTACTAACAGGTGTTTAGCATTGGTCTTGTTGATCAAGTTTTCTTTACGGATGTTTGTCAATGCTTGTCCATACAGAGCATAGCTTAAGGCATTGATAATTGTGGTCTTACCTGTGCCGTTACGGCTTCCGCTGTCATCACCGCCTAGGTCAATATTCTCACCTAGTACCAAAGTAAGATGTTCTTTGTCAAAGGTCACTGCCTGTGTTTGATTTCCAACACTGAGAAAGTTTTTAACAGTTATATTTTTAATTAGAAACGACATATTATAGGTTATTATAAATTTCAAGTAACGTTGATTTGTCAAAAGTATCTGATTCGATGTTTACTAACTGTTCAGTTACAATTTGATCTACGCTTTCAAACTTTGCATCAGCTTGATCTTCAACAAGTATGTCTACGTTGTCCTTGTCTTGAATAAGACTGATCTCTCTAACGTCATGCTCTTTAACAAAAGTTTCTTTGATAAAGTTAGCTTCTTCAAAACTGATATCGATGTCGAGATTAACTTTTAGATACATCTTACTTTTCATTAATGTATCTTTTTCTTCGATCAATCTACTGAGTTTCAGACTTCTAAACTTGGGAGCGTCAGGCCAATTGCGATACTGCGGGATTCCGCCCCATTCCATGAACATCATTCCGCGGTCATCATCCCATGTGTCTGCA